GCGTCTTGACAGACCCTGAGTCCAAAGAAGACGTGGAGATGGTCTCGTTCATCTGTAAGAACCCGGAGGTGCATCTCGGGTCCTATCTGCTCTCCGATATCCTATGGACCGGAGAGAGGCCCCTGATCGATCTGCATTATCAGATGGTCTCCAACAGGTTCTACTCCCTGGGAGTATGCGAGATCGCGGAACACCTCTCCGACGAACTGGACACTATACACAACATGAGAGTGGACGTCGGATTCGCCACGAACATGCCGTTCTACTTCGTGAGATCCGCGTCAAACATTAACGCGAACAACATTGTCCTCAAACCCCTCCAACTCATCCACGTCGATAATCCAAACGAGATCGTGCCTGGCGGAGGTAGGATGAACGTGACCTCCTTCTACCACGCAGAAGAGAATCTGCTCCTGTCAATTATCGAAAGAGTTATGGGTGTCACCGACCTGTTTTTGGGTCTGTCGCCGCAACGCGGAGCGTCTGCCAGGCACGCGACAGGATTTATGGGTCAGCAGCAGGAAGCAGAAGCCAGGATGGCTCAACCGATGTCCCAGGACGCGAAATCGTTTTCAGATATGTGCCGGATGATCTACGCGATGGAAGTTGCTTACGGTCCCGCCGAGAGGTCGTTCCGACTCGAGGGCGAGGATTCTTCGATCCAGAAGACCGGCCTCACGAGAGACGACCTCTGGTTTCGGGGCCAATATGATTTCAAGCTCGGTGCGAACGTGGGAATGTTCTCTCAGCAATTCAGGTATCAAAAAGCGAACATGGCTTACAATGTCGGACTCCAGAACCCATTAGTCACACAGGACATGGGGCGCATATGGGAACTGACAGCGGAAGTCTACCGCTCAATGGGATACAGAGAGGGAGAGGTTGAGACGTTCATCGGGCCGAAGCGTGCGGTCTCCGCTGGAATCCCCAAAGACCAGGACGAGGAGAACGCACAGATGGTAGAGTTCGTTCACGGTGCGAACCAGCCTGCTCCGGTCAATCCCGCAGACAACGACCAACTGCATCTCCAAAAAGTGCAGGAATTCTTGCAGTCGGACATTTATGAAAGCCTGGGGCGTCCGAACGAACCAGGCTTCTGGCAGCACATTCTACTCCATAATCAGCAGATGCAATCCAAGCAGCAACAGCAGCAACTTCAGCAGCAGGCGAACCAACAACAGCAGCAACAACAGCAACAACAGCCCGGCACCGGACAAGGAGCCTCGCCAGAGAACCGGGCAGCAGCACAACTCCCGAACGTCCCATCGGCAGGAGGGGCGGCAAACTCCGCGGATACATACTCACAGCAAGCGAACAACGGGGGAGTACAGCCCCCCAGCCTCGGATGAGCCTACGCCAGGATTTGTCTGCCGACCAGAAGGACTTCCTGATCGAGTTTTACTCGAATCCAGGCTGGGCGTTTGTTCATAACAAGATTTTGACACTCGAACTCGAACACACCGACCTCGTGGTAGCAGCAACCAGGGACAAGGACGGAGACCCTAGATATGAAGTCGGAAGACTCGATGGCATCAACAAGATCATCAAGCTCCTCGAGGGTATAAAGGACGATGCCACGTCTACATAATCTAGGTAACGGCAGAGATGAAGTCGTCATCAAGAACCGTTTGAATTCAGCGAGGAACTTTTTCTTTGTCGAAATCATAACAGGAAAACAACCGCTCGTTGTCCAACGCGGGATGTCACCGGCGATGCTGCTCACAGCATCGGACGAGTGCATGAAACGCGCAGAAATCCAGAACAGGAAGAGCAACAAACCCGACCGGCTACAGGCCTTAGCATAAGGGGGGGGTGAGATCCAGAATGCCCAAGGGTAAGAAAATGTCATACGACGGTGGGGGGTCTAATAGTGGCAGCGGAAAGAAGACGACGACGTCCGGCAACCCCACGAAAGCAAGCAAGAAGAAGGGAGCTGGCGGGTCCGGTACGAAACTGTGGTAAACCTCATCCATAGGATGTAAAACAATGGCAGAAGAAACTGAGGGCGTAAAAAGCGGAATACAGCCGGGTGATGGGTCAGACTCCACTGTAAAAGCATCCGACGAAACGGCAACGCCCGAGCCGGAAGACGAGGTGAGATTTCGCCTGGTCGAACCCCAGGACGATCCAGCAGCAGCAAAGATCCCGAGGGAGAGACTGAACGAGGTCCTCGCCAAGCAGCACGCAGCAGAAACACGAGTAGCAGAACTCGAGAGACACATACGCAGTGCCTCAGAACCGGATGATACTGAAGAAAAGCTCAGGAAGCCGTTCGGGGAAGGCGAAGAAGGAGACGCTGCACTCGAGGCAGTAAAAGAGGTATCGACCCACACGGCGAATCAGATCCTCGAGAATCGTATCGTGGAACTGGAATCGAGACTTGATGCCAGGGTCGATGCAAAGCTTGGTGGGGTCGCTGCGTCCTTGCAGTCATCGGAAGAACTCACCCAGATGAAGTCGCAGGGTCTCATCGATGACGCGGCAGAAAAGGAGATCTCGAAAAGGATGAGTGCGATGATCGCCAACAACCCCGAGTGGGGCAAGGCGGGGAATCAGCACCACCTCTTGAACGAGGTCTACGTTGGTATGCAGAGGGGTGGCGAGATTAAACCCCAGGTCATCAAGCCGGGGTTCGGCGGTAACTCTCCGATGCAGCCTGGAACATCTGGACCCGCGTTTGGGTCATCAGGACAGGTATCGCAACAGGAAGTTGACGCTGAACTTCGGAACACTCAGAAAGTTTTCAGGAATCTTCAGGGATTGTCCATTGAGAAGCTGAGAGAACTTGATGGAGGCATGACAAAGCAGTCCCTGGAGCAGAGACAGCAGAGACAGCAGGCATCGCCTAGTCGCGGTTCGGTCGCCTATACGCACACAAGGGGGTAGGTCATGGAGCAGAAAAAGAAAACAGGACGGCCTACCAACGAAGAGGCGAAGGTGAAGGAGTTGACACCTGCGGCTGAGTGGGCGCACGAACACGCACCCGTCGAGGACGGCAAGAGCAAATGTCCCTGGTGCGGGTGGAAATACACGTTCGACGAGGAAGGCGACAAGTCTAAACAGGCGATGATTGGTCATTTCATCAGGAAGCACGAGACGGCTCTTCAGTTCGCCTACCTCCAACCTGAACTCGGGTTTGATGCTTACAGCATTATGCTCAATAAAAAGGAGAACGGGGAAAGCGTTGTTGACCCAGAAGAGGGAGAGTTTGAGGTCACGGACTATTTTTATGAGGACCGGGACGACATCCTCTACATCCCCGCAGACATCAAGGCGAGAGCGAAGTCCAAGGGGTCTGAACTCTATTGGGTAGCAGAAAGAAACATCGACCGCTACAAGGACATGGGGATGACTTTTGTTCCCAGGCCCGTGGATGAGAGGACTCGACAGCAGAGATCAACCGAGGATTCTCATTTGAAGGCGCGGGAGATGGTTTGTATGGAAATCCCTGCGAAACTCGTCAGAAAAAGAAAAGAACACAAGCGCAGACTTATTGAGGCGCAGGGGGATAATGTTGGACGGATGGAAGATATCTCGATCCAAAGTGATGCCGGAGAGAGAGTCTACGATCATTTTATTTCCCGCGGCCTGTCTCACGACAACGCGATGCGTCGGGCAAGGGCGGCAGAAAATGGAGAACGCATGAATATCGACCTGCCCGGTCGCGGCGAGAATCATGTAGAACACAAACGATAGGGAGGTGAGAAAACTTGGCGAATCCAAATATACCTTTCGGGTTTAAGCCTACGCCCTTGGTTCGGGCGAGACCGTATGGACGTGACGGTGACTCTTCTACGGCGATCTTCAAGATGGACGTCGTGCAGTTGGACAATGACGGCAAGATCAATGCCGCCGCGGCAGGGAATACCGTCCTGATCGGGTCCGCTATCGGATTCCTGACGGGATCTGCCGCAGGTACGACCCCAGTGGCAGATCACCCAATGCAGGAATTCCTGGCGCAGGATGACGGTGTCGGCACAACTTTTGAGGCGTCCCACATCGGGACGAACTGTGACCACATCGCCACCGCGGGAGAGATCAAACTCCTTCTCGGCAGGCACGAGATCGATATCTCTACCACGGTTGCCACGACGGCAGGATTCCAGTTGCTCCAGTTCATTTCCAGTGCGGAGCAATCGGTCGGAGCGAACTCGATTCTTCGGGTAGTGTGCAACGAACACGTACTGAGAACCGGCACCGGTATATAATAATCCAAATCGAAAGAGAGGTGAAATCACTTGGCACTTGCTCTCACTCAAAACTTCCCGAACGATACCACGACACGTGGTATCCACATGACTGTCTATCAGGCATGGACGCAGCGGGAACCGATTGGGAGGTCGCAGATCTTTAATGTCTACGACTCCAGTCAGTACCGCGAACATGCCCTGACCTTCGGCGGTCTCGGGACGTTTGATACGAAAGCCGAGGGAGAGGCTGTCAACTACGACGCCCCGAACGAGGGGTTCCTGACGACCTTCACGCACACAAATCGTGCGAAGGGTATCAGGATCTCCGAGGAGCAGTGGTCTGACGATCTCTACGATATCATGAACGACTCACCTGCCGAACTTGGACGCATGGCATACGCGACCGAGGAAACGACACTGGCGAACCATTTCAACAACGGGTTCGACAGTGGCTACACCGGCGGTGACGGGGTGGAACTGTTCTCCTCGGCTCATGTACGCGAGAACGGGGAAACCTACAAGAACGAACTGACGAACCCGGCGAACCTGTCCGTGGCATCCCTGGAACAGATGCTGATCGATTTCCGCAACCAGAGAGATGGCGGCGGAAAGCGACTCCAGATCCAGCCCAGGGTATTGCTCGTACCGCCGGATCTTCAGTGGACAGCTTCAAAACTCCTTGGGTCTTCACAGGACCCGGAGTCGGAGCTGAACGCGATCAACCCCTTGAACGATCTGGGGTTGAAGCTCGTTGTCTGGGATTATCTGACGGACACGAACGCTTGGGGAATACTCGCAGCGAAAGAGAATCACAAGTTAAGCGTGTATGACCGCAAGGCGTTCACGACCGCCGATATCTTCGACTTCGACACCGGCGACATCAAGTTCAAGGGTTGGTACCGTCAGTCTTCAGGATGGGCCGATCCTCGAGGCGTCTTCTTCACGGAAGGGGCATAGGGAGTAGAACTTCGGGGCCGTGTACCATTGCGGTCATTGAGGGGGCCGAGTAGCCTCGGCCAAAGGCCCCTACTTCTTTTTAAGGAGGTATAAAGTTGGCAAATCTGACTTACGCAAGAGGTAGATGGGTAAACCTCAACAAACCTGGGGGACGAGTCTTTTTCGTGGCTGGCGGAACGCAGCCGTTCCAGGGATCTGGGGCGGACGGGTCCGACTCCAACGACGGAGACAAGGTCGAACATCCACTTAAAACGATCCAGCAGGGCCTGGACAACTGTGTCACCGGGAGAGGCGATACGGTGGTTCTCCTGCCTGGGGGGGTAACGATCACTGCCGCACTCACGATGACAAAGGCTGACGTTACACTCACGGGGTATAGTGACACGGGACCGAAATCCCGAAACCCATCAGTCATCACCTGCGCGACAGACTCCGTGGAAATGATTGCGATTGATGCCGCGAACGTGGCGGTGGAGAATCTGACACTCGACCACAACACCACAACTGCGGCAGTATTTCTCATCGATATAGGCGACACGACCGCATCTCCAGGGACAATTCTCCGCAACCTCTTCATCGACATGGAGGGGTCTGCAACAGACACCGACGCAATCAGGATCGGTGACGGCACTCAGGTATGTGATTACTGCATGATCGACGGTTGCGTGATCCACGACTGCGACCAGATCGCCATCACCATCACGGATGCTAACGAGGCATGTGTGATCAAGGACTGCCTCATTTACGATAGTGTTACAGCCAACATCATGTCGGATGCGATCTCTTGTGCGGCTGACAACACGATCATTCAGAACTGCACGATTCGATCCAATAGCATCACCGCCTCGAATGGGGTGATCGCATTTACCGCAACCGCGCAGGACTGTTTCGTCACCGACTGCCATATCTGGGCTAACGGCGCAGACTCCAACGGCATCCTGTATGCGGACGCGGCTGTAGCCACTTGCTCCAATCTTCACGTCACCTCGGATCACGCGGGAACGTGCGTTGAACACAGTTCTGACGTGGATGGGTTTTCAGGTGCTACCGGCGAACAGAGTCTTGGTAAGGGTGCCGTTTCCGCACTCGTCAATCCGTCTATTGGAGGTTCTGCGTAATGGCATCTTACGAGTGTCTGCGATATGTTCACGCCCGTCTTCATGCAGATGGCGGGACGGTG